CCTATGATATTCCCTAATGTTATATGGGAAGTAGCAAAGAGTTATAATGATGCCTTTATTTTATGTGAGGTAAATGATGTAGGAGACCAAGTTGCTGCTATTCTTAACTTTGATTTGGAATATGAAAATCTATTGATGTGTTCTATGAGGGGTAGAGCAGGACAGATTGTAGGACAAGGATTTTCTGGTAAAAAGACTCAATTAGGAGTCAAGATGTCTAAGACTGTTAAAAAGGTTGGTTCTCTTAACTTAAAGACTTTAATAGAAGAAGATAAACTTACCTTTAAAGACTATGAGATATTAAGCGAATTAACTACTTTTATTCAGAAGCATAACTCATTTGAAGCAGAAGAAGGATGTAATGATGACCTTGCAATGTGTCTTGTAATATATGCATGGTTAGTTGCTCAAGATTATTTTAAAGAACTTACTGATCAGGATGTTAGAAAGAGATTATATGAGGAACAGAAGAATCAAATAGAACAGGATATGTCTCCATTTGGATTTATTATGGATGGATTGGATGATGATACCTTTGTAGATGCTGAAGGAGATACTTGGACAACAATGGATAATGGAAGTTTAGAACTAGATAGATTGGCAGGAACTCCTAGTAGTTGGAACACTGATGAATATGGTGATAGATCATACATGTGGGATTATAGATGATGGAACTAACAGAAGAAAACGTACTCAAAGTGTTAGAGGAACTTATTCCCTATATTGAAGCAGATGGTGGATACCTACAACTTTACGATATAGAAGATGGATATGTTAAAGTAAAATTAGGTGGTGCATGTGAGACATGTGCTATGAGTACTATGACTTTAAAACAAGGTATAGAAAAGAAATTGATGATGGAAATACCTAATGTTAAAGGAGTGGTACAAGTATTATAATGGAAATTGATAGTCAGATTAGATTAGGACATTTATTACTTTCAGATAGAGAATGTAGAGTATGTGGGGAGATTAAAAATTTAATAGATGGATTTTATTTAACTAGGAAAGATAGAGGAACATTAGCATCTTCTTATTCTTATGAATGTAAAGTATGCACTGTTAGAAGAATTGTACATAATAGAAAAAAATCAACGCCCCATACAGATTGGAATTATCCAGACTGGTAATGTTCATGGATTGTTTCCCCAATGAAAACATTGAAAACAATAAATATTTTCAGATAAACTGAGACTCGGAGAGAACACGACATGGCGACTCCTCAATTATCTCCTGGTGTATTAACCAGAGAGGTGGATCTAACTGTAGGGAGAGCAGACAATGTACTAGATAATATTGGGGCAATTGCTGGTCCTTTTGAAATTGGTCCTATTGATGAAGCTACAGACATCACAACAGAACAGCAATTAATCAAGACATTTGGTAAGCCCATTTCTACTGATGCTCAGTATGAATATTGGATGAGTGCAGCTTCCTTCCTGTCATATGGAGGAGTACTTAAGGTCGTAAGAACTGATGATGATGATCTTAATACTGCTAATGGTAACAGAAGCCATGAAACAGTAGATACAAGTTTAAAAATTAAAAATTATGATGATTATGTAGCAAACTATGCAGGTGTTGGACAAACATTTGGATATGGTGCTAAAACTCCAGGAACTTGGGCAAATAACCTTAAAGTTTGTGTGATTGATAATGCTGCTGACCAAACCATTGGTATTGGAACCACTACTGGCGTATCAGTTGGTATGGGTGTATCAGTTTCACTTACTAATACAACAATTTCTGGTTCTGGAGATACTACATCCTTCAGTGGACATATTAAGGGAATTATTACAGGTCTAGGTGCAACAACTATTGATGTTAAGATAACCAATAGGGTTACTACTGCTGGTGTTTCTACTGCTATTACATATGCAGAAGGAGATCAGGCAAGATCAATTATAGCAGGAAATAGTGTTAGTATTATTAACTCTTCTGCTGTAGGAATTGCTACATTTGCTACAGTTGGTGGAAATTATGTTAAAGATTGGTATGGTGAACAGCAATTGGGTCTTACCAACTCTACTGTTTATTGGAAATCTATTTCTCCTAGACCACTTACTACACAGTGGGCAGAAGATAGATCTTCTAAGAATGATGGTATGCATGTGGTAGTTGTAGATGATCTTGGAGATGTAACAGGTAATGCTGGACAAGTTCTAGAGACTCATTTAAATCTTTCTAAAGCAACAGATGCAGTTTCTTCATCTAATGCTCCACAGAAGACATACTACAAAGATTATGTTGCTCTTTATTCAGATTATGTCTATGCAGGAGATGATCCTTCTGATGGTTCAGATGGATTCGTAGCAGCATCAGACTTTAGTTCTGGATATACTGCTGTTACTACTGCTAATGGTGGTTGGAATAGAAATGCTCAAGGTGTTACTTTTGCTGTTATCGGTAATAACACCTATACACTAACTGGTGGTAAGGATTATTCTGCTACTGGTGGAATGACAGCAACTTTAGCTAATCTAATTACATCTTATAAACTATTCCAGAATAGTGATGAGATAGCAGTTGATTACTTAATCAATGGTCCAAGTTTAGCTGATCTTAATGATTCTCAAGCAAAGGCTGGAATGTTGATTTCTATTGCTAATGAAAGAAAGGATTGCATGGCAGTTATTTCTCCTCATAGAGCAGGTGTTGTTAATATTAGTAATACAGATACACAGACTGATAATATAATTAAATTCTTTAGTCCACTAGCATCATCTTCATATGCAGTATTTGATACTGGATATAAGTACACTTATGATAGATTCAACAACCAATTCCGTTGGATTCCAACCAATGCAGACGTTGCTGGATTGATGACAAGGACAAGTATTGTTGCATATCCTTGGTTCTCACCTGCTGGTCAGCAGAGAGGAGTCTTGAATAATGCAATCAAACTTGCTTATAACCCAAGTAAAGCACAAAGAGATCAACTGTATCCACTAAGAGTTAACTCTATAGTTAATCAACCTGGTACTGGTACTATTCTCTTTGGAGATAAGACTGGTTTAGGTTATGCATCTGCATTTGATAGAATCAATGTTAGAAGACTATTCCTAACAATTGAGCAAGCACTACAAAATGCAGCAGAAGCACAACTCTTTGAACTTAATGATGAAATTACAAGA